TTGGTGACACAGACAATAGTACTAAATCAAGTGCAGGGGGAATGGGCGGAGATACTGAAGCAAGAAAAGTTAGAAACAAACCATTCATGAATACTAAGTGGGCTTATGGATCATTCCTCCAAACGGGTGGTAAGGGAGTTACTAATGTTGGATCTGGCACTAAATAAAGGTAAAAAATGAGAGCAACAAATGGCGATGGTAGATTAGAAAAGATTGAAGATTGTTATTTGCAAAGTGATTTGTCGGCAAATGGAAATTTATACGCAAGTGATAATTCAATACAAATGTATTTTGATAATATTCCAGATATAAGTGATAAAAAATCAGCAAAATACAATGATGAAACTGGAATTGGTAGGTCAGCACCAATCAAAGCTTATTCAAATTCAGACAATAGAAATATTAGTGTTGAATGTCATTTTTTTGTGCAAAAAAAATCAGGTAGTCGTTCTGCAGAAGCAATAATGACAACACTAAGATGGTTAGAAGCACATGTTTATCCAAAACGAGCATCTGCTCCTTATGCTCCTCCTCCAATTATGAAAATTAAATGCAAAGATATTTTGGCTACTATTCCTTTATGCGTTGTACTGTTGGATTATAATGTGAAATTTGATTCCCAAGTTCCGTGGGATGAAGAAACTGGATGTCCATATAAAGTTGATGTTAGTTTAAATTTTGAAGTTGTATATAATTCTTCAAGTTTACCATTTGCAGAAGATATTGTTGTGACTGGCACTGGAGGTATTTAATGGCGAATAAAATAGAAATTACAAAAATATTAGCTAATAAAATGGTTGCTTCAGGAAGTCGTTATGAAGATAACAAAGTAATTTATTATGGTGAAGATAAGTATATTACATTTCCTCTTTATAGAAGACGAAATATTTCATCTGGTGATAGAGATAAATATACTGTTATAAATAAATCAACCGAATATAGACCAGACTTAGTATCGCAAGACTTTTATGGAACTTCTATGTTCTGGTGGAAAATAATGGAAAAAAATAATATCCGTGATATTTGGGATTTTAAATCAGGTTTAAGTATACTTATACCAGAAACTTTTAATTGAGGAATTAATGGCTTGTATAATAAATGAAGAAATACAAAAATATGTATGTGGATCTATAGAAATACCTCCAGAATCAGAGGTGTATGCTCCTTATGTTGAAATGGAAATGAAAAATGGAACATTCAAAGTAAATTGTGGAAATGATTCATTTGAACAAAGCCCACATAAAATGGTAATAAGTTCAATGCAGTATGGACTTCAACAAGCAAATGGAGGAATGAAAGTTGAATTTGAATTGTTGGGAGAAGGCTCAAATGCTTATGCTGATGTTGTTCGTCTTCTCAATAAAACTATAAAACTTGCGGAAAAAGAAACAATTGAAAATAAATTTAGATTTGGATGGTTGCTTAAAGATTGTCAAAGCGGACAAGTAAAAGAGGAACTATCTGACTGGATTCATTTCATGCCTAAAAAGCTTTTTACAAATATTGATAAAGGTATTACAAAAATAAAATTAGAATGTACAGATTTAATGCAAAGGCATAATGACAGAAGAATAGAAAAAATTCAAGGTTCAGAAGGAAATTTAAAAACATTAAAAGAAGCAATCATAGACATGTGTGCAGAAGAAGACCCTCCAATAGAAGTTGCTTTTATAAATAGGGATGGAGAAGAATTAGAATTTGAATTTCCTACTGGTGGTGGTGATGGAATTCAAGCAATTTGGAAACCGAATGAATTGCCTATTTTGTCAGTTATAAGAAATTGGGTGAGCATAATAAGAACTCAAGGATTCGAACTTGGTGTATATTTTAAATATGATCCATCAGAAAAAACTGGTCCAAGATTAATCATACATGAGGATGATCAATGTCTGCCAGATGAAAATTGCGACTGCAAGAGTGTCGAAAAAACTTATATAGTAAATGGTGGGAATTGCAGTCCAGTTATTGAATTTAATCCAGAAATAGAATGGATTCTTGATGCTGGTGGTTTTGGTGGTGTTTCTGGTGGCGGCACTTCTAGCCAAATGGCTAAAAATAAAGAAGATCCCAATTTAAGTCCAATTGAAGCTTCTGGTTCTGGTAATGCTCAATCAATACCTAGCGAATACGATTACTCTGTTCCTCAAGAAAGCAGAGTTATTCTTTTAGAAAAATCAACTGCTGCTCACACTACAGCAAATAAACCTTTCGATCAAGCTAGAAGCATAAAGGGAGAACTAAGCATAATTGGAAATGCTAAAGATTTTTATTATTTGACCGAAACTATTGGAAGATTTGTTTCTATTGTAGTTATAAGTCCATTTTCAATAGGTGATAAAGATTCTCCAAATTGTGATACTTGGCTTGCAGATCCACCAATAAATAAAATTTTATCAAATAAGAAATGGATGATCATGGGCGTAGATCATCAGATTGAAGCTGGTAAGTTTATAACTAAGTTGTCTGTAAGTTTACCAGTTCCAAATGCAGAACTTAGTGCTGATGATCCTATTGGTGGCGATGGATCTGAAGGTCCTTTCATGGACAATACTGGAGATGGTACTTTTGTAGGCGAAACAGATTAAAAATAAATGGAAAAATAATATGAGTTTAAATGAAAAAATTGCTACGCTCGAAAGAAGAATTGAAAGTTTGCAGCTTCAACTTGGAGATGTTGATTATTCAACAAAAGCAATTTCTAGGTCTGATCAACAAAATAAAGCTCCAGATACTAAAGATACTTTCTTTGGTGTTATGGTTGGTTTGGTAATTGAAACAATCGACATATGGAAGCAAAATAGAATTAAATTTTTTCATCCAAAACTACACCGTGCCAATGTTTTGATAAAAGAGCTTCCTTGGGCTAATCCAATTTCAGCCATGGGAGGATTTGATGATTCTGGTTTAAGTTGGGTTCCACCTGCAGGATCATCAGTTGCTTTAATTTTCGAAAGTGGTAATCGATCTTCGGCATATTATATTGGAACTGTATGGTCTAGAAATCGTGGTCCAGACGGAGGTCACAATTGGGGTGTTAATCAACTCATGGATGAATATAACAAGATTCATGAAGGTCATAGAAAAGGATATCTTGTTGGTCCAAATGATGGGTCGCAAGTTTTGCCTCCTTGGAATACAGAGTCTTACAATGGTTTTGATTTAACATCTATTCTTGATTTTGCTGATAAACCAGAAGTTCAAAAGCTTATAACATATCCAAACATTTATGGATTTAAAACTCCAGAAAAGCATATGCTTAAAATGGTTGATGGAGATCCTAAGTGTAATCGAAGATGGAAAAGAATAGAATTAATGTCAAGTACTGGTAATTGGATTATGATGAAGGATGACCATCTTCATTATGGTGGTCAGTGGGCGCATCCAGATTGTAGAGTCACATATCCAAATACTAAAGAAATAGTTCCAGATGATGATGTGAGTTGTCTTGCTGGTGTTCCAGAAATGCCATATCCAGATTTGGCAAGATCAATTGGTATTGATAGAAAAATCGCAGCAACTGATTCTTCTGGAGATAATGTTAATGCAGAAAGTTATACCGATTTGAGTGACGGTGGCAAGGCTTTAACAAACCAAGAGCAAAATGCAAAAAATATTCAACCAATAATAGAAAAAACTTCAGAAATTCCCATGTGTGGGCAATTAATTCCAAAATTCAAATCAAATGCAAGAACTGGTCATCCAAAATCAACACATTACAAAGATCAAATTGGTCAAAATCCTTATTTTAAACACGAAAACGAATGTCGTCCATATAAAGGACCAGAAACTCCACAAAACAACACATGTGATCTTCCCCAAACTGGAATTCAATTAATGTCTGTTTCTGGTCATACATTTGTAATGGATGATTCTGTTCGTCACCCCGAAGGCATTCCAGATTGGGAAAGAAGTACTAAGCCATTTAATTTTGGTGCTGGTGATGTTTATGAAGGTAGAACTTATATGAAGTCTACTACTGGACATATGATTGAAATGAGTGATTTGGAAGATGAACCAAATAAAAGAAGCGAATGGAATGGGATTAAACTTCTTACTGCTCATGGCAATAGAATTGAGCTTAACGATCATGAAAAACAAAAATGCATAGCCGGTAAACATCATGGTATAAGCATGCAAACATCAAGTAAACATCAATTTGAAATGATTGATGAGGAACTTGATTATTGTTATGATTCGAGAAAAAGTCTCTCTCCAGAAAAACAAAACGAAGAACAAAATCCAGTTGGTCATGGAGGAGACCCACAGCCACTATCGAAAAAAGCATATGTAAAAATTAGAAGTGGCTATGGTCTTGAATTTTCCATGCGTGATGATTTTGATCAACAAAAAACTGATCAACAATATATTCAAATATATTGTCCTCACCATGACAATTGTCGTGGTCCTCATATTCACAGATATCAAGAAAAGAAAGATGGTCCCGGATATGTCTTCTTAAGAGTTGCTGGAAATCATATAGTTGCCACAACTGATGATCACATTGAAGTTATTGGAGATATTGGTGGCTGCTCCAAACCTGCAAATAAGATTGAAATTATCAGTAAATTCAAACTTGTTTACACCAAAAATTACTATGTAAATATGACAGATAAATCGCACATATTCTTTGCAAAAGAATTTATAGCTTTATTAGCTGGAACTGCTGGAGAAGAGGATTCTCCAAAAATTGGAATGATTCTTATGTATGATCCATCTACTGGTGCAATTAGGGCAAGTTCAAAAATTATTGGTAGTTTAGGAGATAAAGATCCTTGTATGAGCATATTTAGTATGTTGCCTTTTGCTAAAAATAAATGTGACGGAAATCTTGACGAACAAGGCATTAACTCATGATTAATATAAAAAGTTTTAAAGGTGTTCCATATCCAATTACAAAAACTCCGAAAGGTTTTTTTTATATTCAACATGGTATCGATCAAATAAAATCAGATTTGATTGTTCTATTGCTAACCAATCCAAGAGAGAGAGTGATGTTGGCTAATTATGGAACTCCGTTAAGAAAGTTGTTCTTTAATCCTAATGATCCAGTAACTGTGCGTGAAGCACGAGATATGATTGCATTTTCTATAAGAACTTGGGAACCAAGAGTAGCAATAGAAAACATATATATTCAAAGCGGTTTAGATAAAGATAGTGCGAATCCATTGGATGAAAATCCTACAAATGAAAGTGTTTTACTTATAAGAATAACATTTTTCGATAGGTTGGAAATTACGAAAATACAAGAATTAAAATTAGAAATACCATTGGGGGCATAGGATGACAAATAATTGTCCATTTAATATTGAACCTTACGCAACTTCCGAAGTAATCGGCAAGCCTAATGTGTTTAATTTGAATTATACCAATCAAGATTTTTGGTCTATGAAAACAAGATTGATTGAATTCACACAGCAACGATTTTCCAATGAGTTTACAGATTTTGTAGAATCATCTCTAGCAATTATGCTTATTGAAAATTGGGCATTTATAGCAGATACACTTTCATTTAAGTTGGATCAAATCGCAAATGAAATTTTCATTGATACTGTTTCTGAAATTGACAATGCTTTTAGGCTTTGCAAACTAGTTGGTTACAATCCACAACCACCAGTAGCAGCGAAAAGTTATTGGACAGCATCAATAAACAATCCAATCACAACAGATGTAAGAATACCAACGCCAATCGGATTTGAAGTCAATGGCGGAGGAACCTCAGTAAAAATAGAATTATTTTCAGCTGACTCAGATGGAAATCCTATTTTTGATGAAGACATTATAATTTCAGCAAATAGTGTGGTAAATGCCAGTATTATTGGGCTACAAGGAAAAACAATATTTGAAGAAATCGCCAGCAACGGATCTAGAAATCAAACAATTCAATCTAGAAAACAATCAGTCATATATGATTCTATGCAAGTTTTTGTAGATGGAGTTATGTGGAATAAAGTTGATTATTTCACTGAGTCTCAACCATTTAGAGAATACAGAGTTGAATTTGATTCAAATTTTTCAGCATATTTCATTTTTGGAAATGGAGTTGCTGGTATGGTTCCATCCAAAGGATCTAATATCAGCATCTATTATAGGACTGGCGGTGGAACTATTGGAAATCTTGTAACAAACGCAACACAAAGTTCTGTATTGGTTAATGTTCCCGGATTAAATTATCCAATAGGTGTATTTTTGAACAATTACACAAAAGCACAATATGGATATGATGGAGATACGATTGAAGACATTCGAAGAAAATTGCCAATGTATCTTCGAACTCAAGACAGAGCAGTTACAGGTTTAGATTATAAAACTCTTGCCGACTTATATGTATCACCATATAATGGTCAGATTGGAAAATCTATTGCTGTTTTAAGAAATCATGGATGTGCAGCAAATATTATAGATCTTTATATTCTTTCAAGAAAAGATAAAAACACTTTAGAAGTTGCTAGTGATCAACTAAAAACAGAATTGATGTCTTACATAGAATCAAAAAAAATGATCACAGATTATGTTTGTATAAAAGACGGAGTAGTTGTTAATGTTGATGTAAATATTTCAATCACAATGGATAAATTATATCGAAAATTTGAAGATGAGCTTAGAGTTAAAATTTCAAATAGAATAGATGCATTTTTCAGTATTAATCGTTGGGAGTATGGCAAAACATTAAAAGAAAATGATCTAATAAAAGAATTTTCTGATTTAAAGGAAATTAAATCAGTTGATATTACATTTAATACAGATGATATAACTTTAGGGGCTACAAATATTGTTACAACTAAATTTTATGAAATAATTAGATCTGACATTATTGAATTAGGATTCGTTTACGAATAATTACAATGGCACAAAAAAAAATATCTGAGAATCCAAAAATAACTGATGAAATCATTTTTGAGTTAGAAACTCCAGATGATGATGGCTGTTTATTGTCCGATCCTTATAGGGTTGACAAAATAGTAATATATTTTATAGAAAGAAGTTTTATTGATCCAACCGTCAATGAATATACTCAAGAAATTTATGATAAAGAAAAACTACAAACAACATTAGAATCTGAGAAATTAGCTTGTGATTATCCAACTGAAGAAAACATATTTAAAGCCAGAAAGAATAGAGTCAATCTCGAATCAAGTATTACGCAACAAAAATTTTATTACAAAGATGCAACACCAGTATTCACTCTTGGCAATCCAGAATTTCCAGCTTGGCTATCTACAGACCAAGATAATGCATTAATTACAAAAGTGTCTACAGACGCAAATGGAAATACTTTATATGGTAATTTTCAATATATTTGGGATGCTCAAGGATATCGTGAAGGCGATTATTTCATTTGTTTTACTTGGACTTCTGTAATTGCCGGAACAACAAAATCAAGTCATCAGAAATTTAATTTATTAGGCGATACAAGAGCCACAGCAGTTCCATCGCATTTTACTGTTCCAGAAAAATATGCGACTTTATTTGAAAGATATACTCCAGAAATATTCAAAATAAGATTTAGTGAATTTGATAGAACTCCAGATGTTATAAACAAATTGAATTTAGCTACTGCCGATGGATTTACCATTATTGAAGATTATGCGAATCAAATTATTGATTTATTTGATGCAAATGTAGTGAATGAAAAATTATTGCCATTTCTATCAAATCTTTTCAGCTTGAAGCTTAAATCAAATGATCCTTATTTGTGGAGAAGACAAATAAAGAGAGCGATGCCAATCTTCAAGAAGAAAGGAACCATAAGTGGTCTAATAGAATCCTTGGATCAATCTGGAATTAAATTTATAAAGTATACAAGATTGTGGCAAGTAATTAGCGATTATACTTGGCAAGAAGTGTTTACTTATGACGGAAATTTAAATACTTTTGTATTAGAAAAAACAGCATTGTCATTAGATTTAAATAATTTTGAATTATATATTCGTTATTCTGATAGTGACACATGGGATTTGTTAACATCAGATTATATTGAATTTGGAAATATAGATGGTATTTCAACTATAGAATGGATTGGTGATACTCTTTCGGTAAATCCAATAACATTAGAAGAAGGCGATTCGATCAGATTAGTATATAAATATAATGAGATCAATAGTCCTTCCGAACAATCGATAGAAGATTATGTAAGAACTTTATCGCTTTCTGACACCAGAGATGAAAGAGATCAAGAGTACCCATTAAAAAATTGGAATGTAAGATTGATTGAAGAAACAGATCCTTTGTTTGATGTTATTATTCCGACAAAAAATCCATTCCATGACAATGTTATATTCGGGAAAGTAAAAACAGAATTTCCATTTTCAGAAAACATTTATAACATGGATGAATACAATGGATCGATTAGAAATTCAAATGATCCATGCGATATTGACAAGAATTTCATCGATCCGTGCTTTAGTAGTTTGAGCAGCAAATATAACATAGATTTAGAAATCAAAAATTTAAGTGATGATAGGATTGTTGAGGCTTATGAAGTTCTCAGTGAATCTTTACCTTTTCATGCAATTTTACATGTAATGAATATTTATGGAGGTTTTGAAGAAGTCATAATGCCACCAATTGAAGAAATTGAGGCTCTTATGACTTACAAGCAAAGCAACTTTATCATTTCTGGAAATGCACAAATGTGGTTTAATAGGGGCATGAAAAACGGTCTTACTACATCTGCCGTATTGAGAAATGCACTAGCTAGTTCTACTATTGTAAATTCTGGATCTGGTATTGCCTATAACGATAGTGTAGTTTTATTTTCTGGTGAAGTTAATTTTAAACAAATTGGCGTAGTTTTAAATGGAACAGGAATTTTAAAGGTTTTGGGTGGTACTTTAGCTGGTGAGTATACAATTCAAAATCCTGTTGCAAATACAATTGAAGTAAATACAGTATCAGAACCATTGGATGAAACCAATTCCGTATTTGCTGGTTCTTTATTAGGACTTGATTCAAGAGCATTTTCATTTAGGATTTCAAATCCAATTGACTCAACAAGTAGTATAAACATATATCAAGATAATATCTTTTCTTTTTCAGATAGCAGTAAAGATTTTGCTGAATTTAAATCTCTTTGGGATGTTACTGAAGGATATTCGTCTGGTTCGTGGAAAATTAAAATTATTGCATATTCAGCAACAGCTTATGATATCTTAAACATTCTGCCTAATAAAATATTATTATTACAAGATGATGGAACACTTCCGCCAACATCTGTAAGTTCTGTTTCTTATGAGGCATACGATAAAGATGACAATTTATTATTCACATCTACAAGTGGCAGCATTATAGTTACTGCAAGAGGAAGAACTGAAGTTTTAAATTCTGATTTTCATGATGTTCGAAATATTTACAGTGTTGGGTTTTATCAAAAGATTTCTGGTGTTGAATATAGGATTAGTGGTTTTGTTGATGGAACTGTCGATCAATTTTACATTGAAAATTATACAAATGGCGATGTTATTGGAACAAGTCTTGAAATATTCCAAAGATTAGTTGACAATAAGATTGGCTATATGAGTCATAAAGGTTTTAAAATTCAAATAGTTGGCGATTTAGAATCTTCGCTTGGTATTGTTAATGGAGCCAATAATTTGATATCAACTCCATTGGAGAATGATTATTTCAAAGAGAATTATTTGATTGAAATTGATGGAGATTTATATTTTATACAAGAAATTGATGGCAACAATCCATCGGGAAATACTACAATAACTCTCGAAGGTTCAGACAGGTATTGGAAGACTTTCTCTTCTGGTGGTACTTCAGAAAGTTACACCATTTATAGATACACCAAAACACAAAATGTAACTATAGCAGGACAACAGTTTGATTTGCCAGAAGTTACATTTAACAGAATTGATAGGCGAGGCAGTGAAATGACAGGAAATTCAGAAAACATCAATCCAATAATGTCTATTGCATCAAAAGATCAACCAGAAGATCAACCAAAAGATAATTTTGTTGAATCTTTGAAGCAAAATGAAAAGATTGAATTTATAATAGATTACCAAGATGGAAATACGAAGAAAGGCGAATTATGACAAATCAACATGAAGCAATGACCGTAGTTGGCGTGGTAGAAAGAATCATCGAATATAAAGATGGTAGCAAAGAAGTATCCGAAATAAAAAATACTATTTTGCGTAAGGGCAGAGAAGCCTTAGCCAAAAGTCTAGCCAATAGTATCGGAAGCACTTATGATTATTTCATAAATCGTATGCTTTTTGGTGATGGAGGAACCAGTGGCGGAACTCTTAAGTATGTTGATACTCAAAGAACTGGTTTATTTGGTATTACCAGAGCGAGCAAGCCAGTCATTAGTCAAATTGATCCAAATATTCCAAGTCAAGTTGTTTTCACATCTGTGTTAACATTTGATGATGCTAATGGATACGCTCTCAATGAAATGGCACTTCAAATGTCAAATGGCGATTTATATAGCATGGTAACATTTGCAGATTTAAATAAAACCTCCTCCATGCAAATAACTTTCAATTGGCGTTTATCATTTGTATAAAGATTGGTTAAAATATGGCAAGAAATATTGTAATTTTGGATATAAAATGTCAAGATCTTAAAAAAGATGTAAAGATGTTAGTATTAGACAATGAAGTTTTTGATTGGGGTCTTGACAAAGAGTCCATCAATCGTGCAAAAAAAATGATTGATCAAAAACCAGATATGAAAGAATCAATCATCATGTCTATAATAAATCATTTTTTAGAATGTTTTTCTGATTTTTGTGGCAGAAACATAACTCTCGAAGAATTTCTTTTAATTATTGAAAAAGGAAGTATTTAAATGACTTCTCCACTAACATTCCATGAAATGGATGATCGATTCTACATCAAAGAGTCAACTATTTCTGGTGCTGGAAAAGGTTTATTTGCCAGAACAAAAATACTTGAAAATGATAGATTGATGATTAAAGGAATTCTTGTTGAAAAGGATAGTCCTGCAGATTTATGCACGACATTTTCAAATTCTTATAAATTTGCAGCAAGTTTGATATCGTTACCCAATGGAGAAGTTGATTGTGGTAATTTTTTTATTATACCACTTGGATATTCTGGAATTGTGAATCATATAGCGGATGAATCAAAGCGTAATGTTCAAATAACTTATCTTGGAAATTATGAAGTTGCTTATGAATTTTTAAAAGATGTTCATAAAGACGAAGAGATATTGGGAAACTATGGAGATGAGTGGCAAAAAATTCTCGCTTGGTCTGATTTGCAAAAATCAAAAAATAAAACAGATATTAAATTGTGGAAGAAATTTTTAGATTTAAATTTATATGATCTTGGTGGTTTAAAATGAATTATTGGTTGGATAAAAAAAAGCAAGAAGAAGAAAAATATAAAAAAACAACAGTAAATATTACATTGTAAATTCTTTCCCAAAACAATGGAAAATTGTCGGTAAGAAAAACAATAAAAAAAGTCATATATAAGAACAAAGGATAAACATGGTTGATCTATCAAGACTCCCAACACCAGAATACTCTGCTCAGAACCCATATCATTATACATATGATAACATTCCAATTAAACAATTGGCAGAAAGAGATGTTCTTATAAACAATGAATTGGAAAATGTTTCGAATATTATTCGTAGTGGTGCTGGAACTCAAGGAAATATAGCAAATAGAATAGATCAATCAATTGATGAAAATGGAGATTTAAGACCATCTGCGGTTGATGAGTCTCTTCACAATATAGCAGAACATACAGATGGATCAAAATCAGAAGATTTTGGAACATTGAGTTATATCAACACAACGCTTGGATTTTCGAGTGTTGTAAATCCAGTTTCTTATGTCAGAATGTTAGATGTAGAAAGATCTAAGTTGAATTTAATCGCTGAAGAGGCGACAGATATTGATTTTCAAGTAGTAACTCCTAGCAGTACCATAACAATTCCAGAAGGAACTATATCTTTTGAAGCATCTGACAATATTTATTGGGAAATAACTGGTCCTTCTGGACCTACCATGCCATATGTATTGAAGCCAATATTAGGCATTGGAACAACTTATTTTCACAATCATTATTATAATGTTGAGCCAATAACATCAAATTATATTGATTATACAGTAACTGCAATAAGCACTCCGTACATTGAAGGAAGCTTAAGAGTGTACATCAATGGAATTAGTATAAATGATAGTGCTTCAGTTTATGTTCCTACTAGTGATCCAACCGATCCTTGGGTTCAAAATAAATTTACTCCAGATTATGCTAATGGATCTTTTGCTCTTGATATTGCACTAACAAGTAATGATATAATAAGAATAGATTTTGACATTTCACTTTCATGAGAATTTCAAATGAATGAGCCAAAAGATTTGAATTATGGATTCATTATTATTGTTCCAGAAAACAACCCAAAACTAGTTGAGATAACAGTATCTTCAATTAAGAGCAAATTCAATAAAAGCCCATTTATTTGCGTTGTTACTAGCAATATATCTTCAGAAAATGAAAAAGAAATTTCACAATTTTGCCCAACATATAAAGCTGGAAATAGTTATTCTTCATTAATCAATGAGGGAATAAAAAATTCTCCATCAGAATGGAATCTGATAATTATATCTGGTACATCTATAAGAAATAGAATTTTCAGAAAATATTCTTGTTTTATTGAAAGCGAAAAAGACATTCTATTTCCAATTGTTGATAGAAAGCTAAATTTCATTGATGGAACAGTTAATGGAATATTAATACATAGAAATGCACATCAAAATCTTGGTGATATCCCTCAAATGAGTACGCTCCAAGAATGCAAATCTCTTTGGGCTGAAAAAGCTTTAAGGCATGGATATAAATTTAAAGCAGTGGTTGGTGCTGGCTTAGTTTAAGAGCATCTTTGCTTTAAAAGATACCAAGTATCATCGTATTCTATACCTTTATCGACACGATCTAGATATACATATAGATCATTCCATGATCCAAACATATGATTTAATGGAAATAAGCCAAAATACCATACTGGCAAGTTTTCAATTCCTGTTGGGCATACAAGTAAAGTTGGCTTCATGGCTCTCCAGCTTTCTGTAATTTCGTGATGTGTTCCTGTGGTTGGAATTTTATATGGCAAACAAGCTATGAGAATATCAGATTTATAGACCATTCCTAAATCTTTTCTGACAAATTCTTCTGCAATTTCTTTCATTCTTTGAAAATTTTTTGTTTCTTTGGCTAAAGAGATTTCTGGCAACCACTGTTGTTTTGGGTCTGTAAATGGGTCAAAAATCTTTAATCCAAAATTATTTTCAAGTATATTAATTGGTTCCGTTCTCCAATTAAGATCATTAAATTCGATTGGTCCACTCAAATAAACTGAAGATCCCGCCAGCATGTTTCGCTCCTATTTAAGAAAAAATCCATTTTAATTTATTTTAAAAAGAAATCAATGGAGATTTGAAACTCTAATATATTAAGGAGAAAATCATGGAAAACACGAACATTTTGAAGCAAATGAATGAGATTTTAAATTACGAAATGGCTGAGAGGCATAGTTATTTCCAAATGAAATATTTCATTGTAAATAAAGAACCTACCACACAATCTAAAATGTGGCAATGTTTAAGAGAAATAAAAAGTCGATATGAATCTCTACAAGCATTAGATTTAGAGATAGATGAAAGCAAGGACAACCTAGAATTGATTGATATTAACATAAATAAGATGATAGCCATATATGATAAAAAAGTATCAATGGGAAAGCCTTCTGATTCTTTAAAAATATCTGAAATCAAGCTAAGAAAAGCAAAAAGACAGAGAGTTATGGCTGATAAGAATATTGAAACTCTTGTTAAAAAGAAAAAGAACCTAGAGGAAGAGGCTAATTTCTTTGTGCTTTCATTTAGAAATTTGGAAGTGGTTGAGCCTTTAAAGGATTATGACGATTTGGAATCTCAAAAACAATATTGGGGAGAAAAGCTATTGCAAAAAATAAATTTAAAAATGTTGTTGCAGTCGCAGGTAGATACAGAGCTAATTGAAACTGTTTTGGCTCTTCCAGATGACATTCCAATTAAGGGTCAAACAGTGAAAAATCTTGATAGTATGCACAAGAAAATGATTCAAATGAAAAATCAAGCAGAACAGGCGATAAGCCAAAAGCAGGAATTAAATGGCAATTAGAATTTCAAGTTTAGATGCTGGTTATACCATTGGTGGTTTATCTACATTCCCCAGTGGTATTGACAATAGCCAATCTTTATATGAAGCAAGAAATAATGCAGAAACAACTCTGCGTCAATCACTTTCTTTTAATGGTAAATATATAATTGTAAATGACAATTCTATGTTTCCAAGTAAAGGTCTACTTCGCATAGGTCCTCCTTCCGGCAAAGCTGGAAATTATGAATTGATATATTATGCAGCAAAAACAAACAATGTTTTTAGCGATCTAGTTCGTGGGTTTGCAGGATCAAGACAATCTACTTGGTCAACTGGAAGTCATGTTTTACATTCTGTGATGGCAGAACATCATAATGCTTTAAGAGATGCAATTTATAATATGGAAGTTGATTTGGGTACTAGTAGTGATCCGACATCAGAATCTCTTAATGGAATATTAAAAAGACAAGAAAATATATTCTTAGCTCCAAAGCCTATATTTAGGGCGCATAAGATCATTGGAGTTCCGCCATTAACTATTAGATTTCAAAATTTTAGTACTGGTCCAATCATTCGTTATTTGTGGGATTTTGGTGATGGAACAACATCCGTAGAAAAAAACCCAATACATACATATCAAAATGAAGGAATTTATAGTGTTCAATTGAATGTGGTTTCTGTCCTTGGAGGACAAGGAATTGCAACAAAAAGTAATTACATAACAGTTAGTAAGCAAGAAATTACAACATTTTTTTATGTAACACCAACAGTTGGTATATCTAAAGAAACAGCATTAAAGCTTTCACTAACTCCAACTATCTTTAAATTTGTTGATCAAACAGATGGCGATATAAGTCAAAGATACTGGATATTTGGTGGAAATGGCACCATTAATGGAATACCAGTTACAAATCAAAGCTATCAAGAAAATAATTCCAACATTCATGAGGTTCAATTTGTGTACGATAAACCAAATTCATATATTCCCGGTTTAATGTTGGTGTTGGAAAACTCAAATAGCAAAAAAGCATTCCTTTCTGAAAACATCGTGGTGAGCTAATGACAATACCTTCAGTATCTAATTTTCCAACAAGCATAGACACAGATGATAATCTATTTTTAGTTCATGATAGTTTGCGTGTAAAACTTTCACAAGACTATAATCCCGGCGACAACTCCATTACAGTTTATGGTGACACTACAATCATAGGAAGATTTCCAGATACTGGAATTATCACATTGACGGAGCAATGTAGTGACGCAGAATTTAGATCATTGTCTTTTTACTATGGAAGCAGAACTCAAATTTCTTTTGATGAGCTTGAGTTGTTGCCCGGATTTATTGATACTGCAAAACCAAAAGATATAACAAATATCACTCAAAATGTAATGGCTCAACATCACAATGCAATTAAAAATGCATTAATTGCAATTCAAGAAACGGCTGGTAAAAAAGATGAAATTGCAGATTTTCCATTAACTGGAACCATGGAAGAAAGAATCAATTATCTTAGAAGTATAGCATTGATTCCAAAGGCTTGGTTTACATCGAATAAATCGATAGGTTTAATTCCTTTTACAGTACAATTCAAAGATTTAAGTTTTAGATTAGGCACAGATGGAACATCAGGATCAATTAGTTATATTTGGGATTTTGGAGACAACACTTCATCTATTATCAGTTCAATAAGTTCGACTGAGGGTCCTATTTCTCAAGATAATGTTTTAGTTGAAGACTTAGATGGTGGAACAATTACCAAAGTTTATACTAGACCGGGAATTTATGATGTTTCATTGACAGTAACGAATGATTTTGGAACAGATACAGTTGTATTCCCACAATTTGTTAATGCGAGAGTTTCAGCACCAGAAAAAGCAGTTATAAATTTCAATGTTCGAACTGGTCAATCACAAATTGTAAATGGAATTCCAAGTGGTGGTCCATACACAACAACTCCAGTATTAAGAACTCCAGTAAATGTATTTGTTGATGCAGATATTCCTATTGGCATCAATCCAAATACTGGAAAAACTTATTCTGGAGAAGAAGTTTCTGGTTTAGACCCAATTGATCCAGTAACAACATATACTTGGTATTTGGCTGATGATCTTGTTCATAACAATTCATCTAATGTCCGTGGGTCTTATAGTGTTGGTGGAATTTACAACTTACATTTAAGATGCGATACTGCTTATGGTGCATATAGAATTACAACCTATGATAATGCTATTGATGTTGTTGAAAAATATAATTTATGGCTATGGAATTATTATTCAGCAAATCAAATTAAAAGTTCTGAATTTGGATTGATAAGTGAAACATTTAAAACTGGATTTAGTACTGCAGTATCAATATCAAGAAATAAAACATTTCTTGATGGTGCAACAAATGAAGCTCAACAAAAAAAAGAATTTGAAAGAAATGTTGGATTTTCACCAAGAGGAACAACACCTTCTGGGAATGGTGGCGTAGGACTTCTTTATTATGCAAGTGGCAGAAATGCTGTAGATTCTCCAATTCTCGAATCAATTAATTTTCATGAGTTCAATGGCTTTACACAAACTTATTTAGTTCAAAGCCCAATTTCCAGACCATGGAATTGGGTTGAATTGCACAGTGCAAATAGCATTTATTTTATCTTAGGAAATATTACAACACCGCAAATTTCTGGAACTAGTCTTACAAATCAAGTTAAAGATAAATTAAATTTAAATGATCTTTCCACTATTACTGAAAATTTAACTACTTCGAATTATAAAAGTGGCGCTCAGGAATTGAAAAATAACGAAGTTTCATTTGACATTAGTGGCAATCCAAATCAAGGTCATATGAGCGTTTACAGATCATGCTGGAAAGATACATCTGGATTCTTTTTGAGAAATCAAGGTGTTGGAACATTTTTCAGAATTAAAAGTTTTTATAAGACCTCTGGATCAACATCAGAATATTTTCAAGATATCAAAAAATTAACTGATATGTCTGGAACGGCAAAACTTGAAGGACAATTAGTTCCATTGAGTCAAGGAGTTTACTTTTTCAATAACACCGGAGCTATATCTGCATATAACCAAAATACAAATGTTTGGGAAACAGGTGGAACTGGTGTTAATTCTGCATCATTTAGATATCTTCAAGATAATACAATTGTCGGATTCGATGGACAGGATCAAACGCTCGTTGCTACTTCTGATTCTAATAAAATTGCCTATTTGAGTTTTGATTATAGTGCAAAAGCATTTATCAAATTCAATGAAACAACGCTAACTTTTAGCAATGTTTCTTATAGACCAATAGGAACACAATTTAACATGTCTATTTTCTAACTATAAACGCTAAATAAAGAGAAGATGTCTAATAATTTCCCCCCAATTCCTGTATATCCAAAAAATTACGATACTGATCGTACTTTGTATTTGGTTTATAACACCAGTGAAACCGTAACAACCTCAGATAATCATCCTTGGGAAGCAAACATCGAGATTTATCCTGTTAATGCAGATGAAAATGAAATTTGGGCGAACAATGGATATGCAAATATAAGTGGAGAGCTTTTTTATTATGGCGGTGTATTAAAAAACAATAATGGTAAAGTTTATAAATTAACTAATTGCACGAGAAATTTAGGTGGAACAAAAACTAAATATAATTATGCTGGATCGGAAATAAGAGGATTTGTAGTATCAGAACACCACAATCAACTTGCTGATGCAATTATAAAGACTCAAAATTTTATTGGTTTTAATTTTACAACAGATCAAACAACATTGGATTGGAGAATTAGAAATTTATCTGAACTCGAAGTGATTTTTGACGACTTCACATGTCCAGATGTAACTTTCTTTTTTGCAATCACATCAATTAGTCCAGTAACTGGAACAATAGCAACATATAATGTTGAAATTACTGGTTCATATAAAAGTTTCAGACTCGACTTCGGTGATGGTAAATTTACAAGTACTAATTTATCTGGCACACATGTTTATGCAGCAAATACCACAATAGATCCTGTGATTCAAGTGAATACAGACCAATGTACTGTTGTGCAAAGTCCTTCAGAAAGAGAGATAGCCAAGCAGCCTAATATACAAACTCCAAATCAACCTTTAGAGTTTTTAATTCCAAATATTCCAGATATACCACAACTTATAATACCTACAATTAATTTGCCTACAATTAATGTTCAGCCACCACCAATTGTATTTCCTTGTTTAGACATTGGACCATTAGGTCCAATTAATATTCCATCAATTATTGTTGTAGATCCTCCAATTCCAACGATAATTACTTTCGGTCCTTTACCTAATTTTTGTAGTACGATTAATTTTGGTCCACTTAAGTTACCAACGATTATAGATTTTGGACCTCTTCCAACATTTCCTTCAATTGTAATTAGTAGTTTTCCAACATTCCCAACTATGATTGAATTTGGTCCATTTCCAGTATGCAGCATCATAAACTTTGGTCCAATTATATGCCCAACACTTATTTCATTTGGTCCTTTAAATATACCAACAATTATTAGTTTTGGTCCATTAACATTCCCAACGATAATTACCTTTGGTCCAATTAATATCCCAACGATAATTACCTTTGGTCCACTACCAACATTGCCAACAATTATAAACTTTGGTCCATTGCCTAATTTTTGTAGCATAATCCAGTTTGGACCATTGAAACTACCAACGATAATTACTTTTGGTCCACTGCCAACATTCCCAACGATAATTACTTTTGGACCTATGCCAACATTCCCAACGATAATTAGTTTTGGTCCATTCCCTGTTTGTAGTCTTATAAATTTTGGTCCATTAACTTGCCCAACACTTATTTCATTTGGTCCTTTAACCATACCAACGATAATTAGTTTTGGTCCATTACCAACATTACCAACGATCATAAACTTTGGTCCATTGCCTAATTTTTGTAGCATAATTCAGTTTGGACCATCAAGCTTACCATCAATAATTGATTTTGGACCATCAAGCTTGCCAACACAAATTGTTTTTGGACCATCAAGCTTACCAACGATTATAAATTTTGGACCATTCCCTGTTTGTAGCATTATAAATTTTGGTCCAATCATATGCCCAACACTGATTGTTTTTGGTCCATCAAATTTACCATCAATAATTGATTTTGGACCATCAAATCTACCAACACAAATTGTTTTTGGTCCATCAAACATACCAACACAAATTGTTTTTGGTCCATTGACTGGTTTGTGTACTGTAATTCAATTTGGTCCATCAAGCTTACCATCAATAATTGATTTTGGACCATCAAGCTTGCCAACACAAATTGTTTTTGGTCCATCAAATATACCAACACAAATTGTTTTTGGTCCATCAAGCTTACCAACGATTATAAATTTTGGACCATTTCCTGTTTGTAGTCTTATAAACTTTGGTCCATTGAATTGCCCAACACTGATTGTTTTTGGTCCATCAAATTTACCATCAATAATTGATTTTGGACCATCAAGTTTGCCAACACAAATTGTTTTTGGACCATCAAGTTTGCCAACACAAATTGTTTTTGGTCCATCAAACATACCAACACAAATTGTTTTTGGTCCATTGACTGGTTTGTGTACTGTAATTCAATTTGGTCCATCAAGCTTACCATCAATAATTGATTTTGGACCATCAAGCTTGCCAACACAAATTGTTTTTGGTCCATCAAACATACCAACACAAATTGTTTTTGGTCCATCAAGCTTACCAACGATTATAAATTTTGGTCCATCAAATTTACCAACACTTATAAATTTTGGTCCATCAAATTTACCAACACTTATAAATTTTGGTCCATCAAGCTTACCAACACAAATTGTTTTTGGTCCATCAAACATACCAACACAAATTGTTTTTGGTCCATTGACTGGTTTGTGTACTGTAATTCAATTTGGTCCATCAAGCTTACCATCAATAATTGATTTTGGACCATCAAGCTTGCCAACACAAATTGTTTTTGGTCCATCAAATATACCAACACAAATTGTTTTTGGTCCATCAAATATACCAACACAAATTGTTTTTGGTCCATCAAATTTACCAACACTTATAAATTTTGGTCCATCAAATTTACCAACACTTATAAATTTTGGTCCATCAAGCTTACCAACACTTATAAATTTTGGTCCATCAAATTTACCAACACTTATAAATTTTGGTCCATCAAGCTTACCAACACTTATAAACTTTGGTCCAACAAATTTGCCTTCACTTATAAACTTTGGTCCAACAAATTTGCCGACAGTTATAAATATAAGTTTTGGTCCTAATCCAACATTTCCAAATATAAATTTTGGTCCACCACCAACTGTAAGTGTTGATTGGGGTACTCCACCAACCGTAAGTTGCACGATAAGTATTGTTTGTCCTGCTGCAAGTTCGTCTCCATTCGCTTCAAGATTTGCCGATGAACCAATAGATCCAACTATGAATGTGGAAATTTCAGATCTTGGAATACCAAGCATTATTAGGGTTATTGCACCTGTAATTCCAGATATAAAGATATTGCATGATGTTCCTGCTCTTATTAGGGTCGAAGCTTTAAAGGTTCCATCATCAATTAGTTTAATTAGTGACTTCCAAATACCAAGTGAAATAAGATTAATTTCTACGGATTTACCAAGAGAAATAAAATTAGTTTCTGAAAATATACCAAGCACAATTGAAATTGATGCAAGTAAAATTCCTAATTTCATTCGTTTGGAAATGCCAGATAATTTCCCAACATTAATTAAAATTGATGGAAGTGGAATACCAGATAAAATTCAAGTTGTTGGTATACCTCCACAAATTGAAATTGTTGGTAGCATACCTTCTGAAATTAGACTTGTTATGCCAGATAAACCAGAAATAGAGATGGTTTATAGAGGTGCGCCAATTGATGTTAAAATACAACTTGATGTAAGCAAATTAAATGGCGATAGCCAAAAAGGTCAATGCGTAGCTATAGTTCCTTGTGGAGATTAATTTTCCAAAACTATATTATAAATATGAAAGCTAAAATAAAATCATACGAAGATGGTAACCAACATATAAGAACTCCGCATGGCATGTGGGTTAGAAATTTTACCAACAACAATTATCAATATAAAGATTTAAATAAAACTTATAAAAAATCAGATTATTTTACATTTCTAAAAAATGAAGTTCAAAATAGCATGCAAAGATTTACATGGATAGAACATGAAAATTTTTCTCATGATACAATCGTCATTGTTTCTGATGGTTTTGATTTTTCAAAAAAACAACACTTACTTGAGAAAATTCCAAACAATGTAACATTGATTGGAGTTTTGGGAAGTTTATCTAAATGGACAATTAAACGACCTTTAGATTATTATCTTGTAAATAATCCCTATGAAACTTGCATGAAATATTTTAATAGACGCATGCGTAACATGCCAAAATGTATAGCCTCATTAAAAACTGACTCTAATTTTTTAATGAACTACAGGGGATTAGTATTCAAATATTTATCAGTATATGAAGACGAATACAGATCTAAATATGTAAAAGAAGTTGAATTGCAAATTGATGACTATAGAAATCCAATTTGTGCAGCCTTGCATTTTTCTTTTAAATTTGGAGCATCTAAAATCATATTATTTTGTTGTGACGATAGTTTTCAAGGAGAAAGACCGGGATCTGAAAAGCTTGAAAATGGATTGTATCAATATCCTCCACAACAAATAGCTCATGAATTAATTGATGCTAAAATGTTTTGGCTAAATAAAATGAAATATCAAGAAATTGAAATATTTGATCATTCTAGTGGTGCAACTTATCAAAATGCTACATATATAGAATCAGAAGATTTTGAAAAATTGTTTATATAGGTATTTTTATGCACAACCCGTTTAATTTTTTTAATTTGTCTGATTTCAAAAAGTGGGTAACCACTCATTCTGAAAATGAAAATGAGAATGATTCAATCATAGGAAAGAAAATCAAAGCCAAAAGTGGAATTGAAAATTTTGATGAGAAAATATCTCTTGAAATGGGCGATGAATATGATGTGGTCAAACAATTCCTCGAATTTGGCGGAATAGTAACAGAACAAGATGGCAATAAGTTTTTAATTGAAGTTGATGCTGGATCATTTGTTTGCCACAAAAGATTCTTAAAAAAAGTCAACTAAGCTTTCTTATCATTGTTATTGTTTGTTGTATATTTTTTACTGATATTTCTGGATAAGCGTTTGAATAGCCTGTTCCATAAATTGGAACATTAGAAATTGGCAAATTATAATATCCACGATTTGTGATTTGTTCCCTTAATTCTGCATAAGATAATGCTGATTCGATCCAAGGTTCATATAGAAATCTATTATCGTAAATTTCTTTTGATATTATTTCTTGGTAATCTACAGGAAGTTGTAAATCAGCCAAATCAGATACTCTACTTACTATTATTTTTTTCCCACGAAATTGACTAAGTATTTTTATACCAGATTTATCTCTTCTTCCAAGATATATCCAAATTATTGCATCATTTACTGCCATTTTCTTTTACCTCTTTACCGCAAAATTCTTCAAATAAAACTTCTAAAAGTATTCTCTTATAAATATCATCTTCTCCTAAGTTAGAGGAGAATATATTAATTGCTTCCATAAAAGTTTTCATTTTTTCGGTATCATGATCCATGACATTACCTTTTGAACAATATTTGAAAGTTAAAAATAATTACTGTTTCTGCTATTTCGGAAACAATAATGAATTTATCATTTTACTTAAAATGTTAAGACCATACATGGAGGCAAAATATAAAGGAGTAAGCATTTATATTGCTTGCAAGGATGAATCATATTATTTATTGCAGGATGAACCAAGATGTGTAAGAAAAAGCAATTTTAAAAAAGAAAATTATTGTTATGTTCGAAATATTATGACTGATTTTAAACAACATCCAATTCACGAGCTACTAATAGAGTCGGACATAAAACCACCAATATTATCACAGCCAAGTAAGGAAATAACTTCAAAAATTTACATTTATACAAATGGAGATATACCAACTAAATCATTATCTTCGCAACATGTTGAAAAATTAGTTAAAAATTTAGAATCTAAAGGAAAAAATTGCTTTGTAAATGAAAATCATGACGAATATTCTTCAATATATTCTGTTGAAAATGAAACATTGCTGAATTGTGCTTTAAAAAATATAAATTGCACATTAATTGATTCTGGTCTTGGAACGGCTTTATATAAAGCTATTTTTCCTCAAATTAATGTTATAAGCATGAATTGGTAAAAAAATAGATAAATCACCAATGAGAAGTTATATCCAAAAATATATATAAAAATGAAATTCATTCTATAACAAGAGGAGAAACATGAGCGAATTCAGAGTAAAACTAAATAATAGCAAGCAGGGAACAATGGATGTTAATCCCGCAACACAGTCTCAATTCTCTACTTCTGTTCAAAGAACTATTTTTGTTCAAGGTCCGGGAAGAAAATATCGAAAACTTTTTGATGGTGAGGAATTTGTTGACTGCAATTATTGGAAACAATTTGCATATCCTCAAGTTGGAGAAGACCAAGCCTTTATTGAAGTTATTTCTGACGATGGCTCTATCTATAGTGAAAATCCAGCAGAAAACAACTTCCCATCAGTTTACACTTTGACAGTGTCTCCTTCATCAGCATATGAAGATAATGTTATTGATATATCTGGTGATACTGGTTCATTCTCTAATTTTGTACAAATTACTAATTTTGGAGAAAACCAAATAAATATTAGAATCAATGGTTTGGAAAGTGCTATATTCGTACTTGGTCAATCAGAAACTCAAGTTTTCAATAGTGGCGATTTATTGGTCACAAAATTAGAATTTACAAATACTATTTCTGGTGCAATTGATGCAGATGTTCAAGTTCTTTGTTCTGTAAGAAGATCTTGTTTGAGTTAAAAATATGTTACTATGAACTTACAAAAGTAAGATTATCTAAATCAAAAAAATACCACTATTTTAAGATAGTGGTATTTTTTTTGAAGAGAAACAATGGCTGAATTAAAGAAAAGCAATTATAAAAAGAAAATTTTAACTCTTAAAAATTTTCATGAAATTAAAGATAAAGTTCTTATTTGGCATGATAAGGGTGGTCTTGGCGATGTTTTTATGCAGCGCATGATATTTGATGATATTAGAAGAAATTTGCCAAATGCAGAAATAACTTTTGCATGTTTGCCAGAGTATTTAGATGCTGCAGTTGATCATCCAGCGATTGATAAATTTGTTGATGCCAGAACTGTAAATTTAGATGATTATATCCATTGTTTTAATACATGTGTAACCATAGTTAATCGATATGAAAATTATAATGCTCCTAATTATAATGAAAATAGAAGTGATATTTGGGCAAGATATTGTGGAATATCGTTAACATCACATGAAATGAACTTTGTTTTAAATAAATCATTAAGAGATTCAGTTAAAGAAAAATTAGATAAATATAGAAAAGTTGGTAAGCCATTAATTGGTTTTGCTCCAAAATCAAAAATGATCGTGAAAAGTTTACTTCCAGAACAAATCCAAGCAATAGCAAATAGGTGCAAAGATTATTCGTTAGTTGCTTTCCACAAAGAAGAACTTAGTGAATGTAAAAAACTAGGCATACCCACAATAAGTAACATAAGCATAAAAGAACTTATATGCTATGTCGATTGTGTTGACTATATGATTACTGTAGATACAGCAGCCTTTCATTTAGCTGGTGGGTTAAAAAAACCATTATGTGGTATTTTTACATTTGCCGATGGGAAAGTTTATGGAAAACATTATGAATTTATTCTTATTCAAAAACATAGAGATAATGGAAATTGGGATTGTGGACCTTGTTTTATACATGGAAACTGTCCAAAATCAAAAAAACAAATTAAACCTTGTTTGACAGAATTATCTTCTAATGAATTAATTGAAGGAATTGACAAAATGTTTCAAAAATGGAATTACAAATCTTTATAATGATAAACTATATTAAATACAAGAGGTTAAATTGGCACAACTTATAAAGTCTAGTGATGTTAAAGTAATTACGAAAGATGGCGAATGTAAGCTTTCTATAAGTATTGATTTAAATATCAATTTGAATACCTTAGGTGTTGCAGTTAATGCACAAGCAGCAAAAGTTAGTGATGAAAAAGAAGAAAAGAAAAAAGATGATGTTGCTTGGCAAATACCCGATTTTGGAAATGTACCAAAATTAAACTTTGGGAAAAAATCATAAGGAGAAAATATGGCAATTGGATTTGATGTTGGAACCTACAATTTGGTTTGCTGCCAAAGAGATGAAAATAAAAATTTTGTAAATCATCGTGAAATAAATGCGTTTATTGAACTTCCTTTAGAAAACAGATATGTATTTGACATGATGAAACAAGCTGGTGCGCCTATTATTGAGCGAGACGATGTTGCTTATGTAATTGGAGAAGCTGCAGTAAATATGGCATATACAATTAGCCAACTTGAGCTTAAACGACCAATGTCTGGTGGATGTGTTAATCCAAAAGAAAAAGATGCTTTTCAAATTTTGAATATTATGATTCATAGCTTGCTTGATGGTGTAAAACAAGACAATGAAACTTTATATTATTGCGTTCCAGCAAATGCAATTAATGAAGATACTGATGCCGATTATCATACTAAGGTTCTTGAGGCTATTTTCAAGGCATACGAATCTGATAAGGGATATAAAGTTAACGCACATCCAATCAACGAAGCATTAGCATTGGTTTATGCAGAATTGGGTAAAAAAGCATATACGGGAATTGGCATTTCTTTTGGTGCCGGAATGGTAAACCTTTGTTATTCGATGTATGGAAATCCATTATTTAAATTTGCCATTGTAAATAGTGGCGATTGGATTGACAGACAAGCTGCAAAGGCTACTGGCGATACTCCTACTTATATCAATAAAGAAAAAACAAAAGTTGATTTGGGTGCTGTTCCAACAACTATGGTTGAACGAGCAATTCAAACCCAATATAGAATTATGATTGAGCATACAATCGCTGAAATTAAAAAAGGATTATCAACTTCCAACAAAGCAGTCCATAGTGATACGCCTGTAGATATCGTAATTGCTGGTGGTACATCTTCTCCTCCCGGTTTTGATAAGATGTTTAGAGATACGATCATGCAAGCCAAATTGCCAATTAAAATTGGTGATGTTATTCGTCCAGAAGACCCACTCTATAGTGTGGCTCGTGGATGTTTAATTGCTGCAGAAAACGCAAGATAAAACAAAGAAAGAAAGAAAAAACATGGCAAATTATAAAAACATTAGTGATCTTGGTGCTGCAGCATATTTACTTATGCATGATTATAAGGTGGTTGGAAAAAGAGGAAAAGATATTCTTTTTTCGACAGATGAAAATAAATCAAACGATCATTTTGATCAATTGACTCTTGATTATTTATCGAGTGAATTTCATCGTTTTGACGCATGTATTATGTCTTTGAAAAAAATTGGAGACTATTCATTTCAAGCAAAAAGTCAAAGATATGTTACAGATTTAGGTGCTGCAGCTTATATCCTTATGCACAAATATAAAGTTCTTGGGAAAAAAGGAAAAGCTGTTTATTTTGAAATTGATGATGATGGAAGTGATAAATTTGATGAACTTTCCCTTGAATATTTATCAAGTGAATTTCACCGATTTGATTCTTGTTTGATGTCTTTGAAGAAAATCAATGAATATGTTAGCAATCAATAAGTCAATTTAAGTAATTCAAATCATATATATCTTTGAATAGCAGCATTTTTGTTGCACCTATTAGGAGTTATTATGCCAGATTTGAATGCCGAATCAATGAGTAAGATAGATCAATCTGTAGATTATTTGGTATCCATTCTCAAAAAACAAATTATTTCTGGTGATGGATTTCAGAAGCGTGGATTGTGGGATAGGTTTAAGAATTTCGTATCTAATGCTTGGCATGGTCGTTATAACCAAAAAAATCCCTATTATTTCATCAATACTCTTGGTGACTTCGCTGGTTCTTCAAAAAAAGATCCGACTGCTTCTGCTCCCAAAGTTGGAGCTTCTGCCCCTAAAGTAGAATCTTTCAATCCACAAACTTTAACTTTACAAGAATACATGGAGATTAAATCTCTATTTGATAAACTTGAAGAAAATATTAATTCAATCAATGAGGCAGATGGCACTGATAATTTAAGAATTATGCGCTTAATTGATGATTGGTCTAAAACTCTTAAAATTACACTTAAAAAGTTATTTTCAAATTTTTCTAAAACTTCTGGATCTCCAGAAGCCGAATCATCTCCAGAAACAGACAATAAGGATGGAGATCAATGTCGTATTGATTTAGAAAACAAACATAGAGATGGAAAAATAAGTCATAAAGATTATTTTAAAATAAAATCTATGATTAATCGTGGCGAAATAGAAGCTGCATGTCAAGCTATTGAAGAACTATTGAAAAGTCCAGAACCAGAACCAGAGCCAGAACCAGAAGCAGACCCTTTTTTAGAAAAGAAAATAGCAGATGCATATGAAGAATTAGAAGAAGCAAAAAAGAAAAAAATGCCAGATGATATTTATGAAAAAATAAAAAAAGATTTAGAAATTTATAGAAGAAATCCAGATGAAAAGCTTTGGTTAAGTATTAAAGATTCCATTCACGGAACTGGTCCTATCCCTAGTCGTTCTGGCGATGAGTCTGAATCACCAGAAGAAGAAAAATTCCCATTTAACCTTGACGAAACAATTGCAACTTTCAAAAAAATTAAATCTGCCTTAAGAAAAAAAGAACCATATAAAAAATTATTTTCAAAGTGGAAGAAAAATGCAAGTCCATCTTTAAAAGATGAATTTGAAAAATTAGAAGAAAAATTAAACACGGCTCTTATTGATCATATGGAAAAAGAAGAGTTCGAAGATCTATTACACGAATATAAGATTATTGTAAATGAAATAATTAGTGATGGAGATTCTCCAATTGAATCTACCATTGAATGTGTATCACCTTTATTGCCATTAAATCTTGAACAGAAAAAAAATTATATAAAAATTTTAATTAATGAGAGATCATAATGCCATTTAAAAGTAAATCCCAATGGAAAGCATGCTTTGCTAGCAAAGGATTTGGCGGCAAGGTTGATTGCGAAAAATGGGCTAAAAAAACCAAAAAATTCAAAAAACTTCCAAATAAGTTAGAGATGAAAAATGAATTTTTTTCAAATTGGTTAAAAAATAAAGATCCAGAATTTTAATTGCTTCTGCCAGTTATTTTTTCTGGCAATTTAAATGGTGGCAATTCATAAAATCTAAAAACTTGCTCTTGGCTTAAACTACCACTTCCATTTCCCTTACTTTCGCCATGACTCTCTTTTCCTAATGCCTCTGCCTCTCCTGTTCCATTGCCAGATTTTTCTCCAATAATTGTTTTGCCACTCATAATCATTTGCATTGCTTTTGCAGCATTTTGATGCAATTCTTCTGAGTAAGATAATCTGTAAGCTCGTGGTTCAACACTATTCTTACGAATTGAAAATGGTTTCAATAAATAAATAATACTTTTTTCTATAACTTTATTTTCTGTGTCTGCTTCAGTAGCCCAAACAAATATACCACCATCATCTTTTTTATTGAATTTAGATGGCTCTTGAACAAGAATCCAATGAATAATTGATTTCTGAGGCATAGCAACGGATGTCGCCCATCCACTTAAATCACTAAGAGAAAACCACATAGCAAAACTAAAATACAAACAAAATGTTATAAATAAAGTTTTAAAAGCCCAAAATCCTTTAGAAAATATAATCATCCATAAACCAATAGCACATAATACTAAGAATGTTAATGGAATACCAATTGCATTTATGTCCATAAGACCTCAAGGAATTTCTGGTGGGATTATAGGTGTTCTAGCTGGTTCACTTTCTTTTGGCTTTCTACCAAGCAATTTCTTTTCAATCTCTGAAATGCCAGCTAATTCGCCTTTTCCATTAATTTTAAAACGAAAAGCTGTTTTTTCATCGCCATTTTTCATTAATGTTATTTTTCTCTGAATTAAGACACCATATGTTGGACTTACTTTTTCTAATTGAACAATAACTTCTGTTGGCTTTTGATCATTGAAATTATAAGCGTGAACATTAACACAATATTCACCAACAGATGTGCCTCTTAGGGTGACTATTTCTTTATTTTCTGAATATACAATTGTGCCAAATTTTGTTTGTACAGTATCATTTCTGTGACCAAGATCATCACGATCAAGATGCATCAATCCATCTTCTCGTCTTCCAAAACAAACTAAGTTTCCTTCTGGATCTTCTACATAAGCATCAACATCATTATCAAGTTCTTTTCCCCAAACAAAAGTTATTAGATATGAAGCTTTAGACTCAGGAGTTTTTTTATTTTGATTTATCAATGCAAATGAAAGAATAAATAGGCAAGTAAAAGCTAACAACATGTTGAAAAGCAAATCTAAAAATGAAGTGTTACAAGAATAGTTTTTTCTAAAGTTCATTTAACCTCATTAAATATTGTTTTCTAATTTATCAAGTTCAATAGCAATAAGAAAGAATTGCAATTTTAGAATACTACCACAAACCAAACCAACGATTGTTGTGTATAACGCAGTAGCCATACTTCCGCCCAATTGTGTGAGCAGAGCTTGAACAGATGTGATATTTTGAATGTCTAATGAATTAAAGCCAGAAAGCATCATAATGAAACCAATAATTGTTCCCATCATTCCCAATGTCAAACAAAGCTCACTTACAAACCATCCTATCTCTGATTTATTTTTATAAATGGCAATATCTTTTGAATTTTTAGAAATTTTAGAAATTTGATAACACAGGTTTCCTGCATGAAGAGAACAAATTAAGAATATAATATATGTAATATAACTTAAAAAACTTGAATCTTTAATCCAGATTTCTTTTGCTATACCGCATTGAAATAAAATTATTGATATTACACAAATGAAAGTGAAAATTAAGTGCCATTGTAAGAATAATAGATTTTTCATAATTTCCTTATATTTTATTTTTTGGCTAAATCCGAAAGCTCATCTATATTTATGAATTGCGAATCATTTGTATTCTCGTTTATTTTATTTTCTTTAGATTTAATCATATCGTTTATAATTTTTTTATGTTCTGGATTTTCTTCATTAAGCACTTGTTCTTCTATAATCCCAACAACATTTTTAAATTGATAGAAATTTTTACAACCAGTCAATGTATGTGTTGTGAAAATTCCATCTTCATCTATAGAATCAACAACACCAGTGAAAAAATCTGCGAATTGAGGATCACTAAAATTTGATTTAGCAATTGGCTCGGTCAATATTGTGCATATTTTACCAATAAAAAGTTCCGTCATTTTTTTCAAAGTGGTTTGTTTCATGTCACACCTAATAGAGAATGAATTTAAGAGAATTGAACAATATCACCAGCCATACCATGCGGAGCAGAGAAATCAACTGATTTAGATCTACTATGAATCCAATTATGCACTAATGCCGTTCCAGCATCAATATACATCTCATTCCAATCATTGTATTTTTCTGGTGGTCTTACATACATTAATTTGTCATTACTTTGCAAATTTTTACTTAAAGATAACATATTTAACATTTTCATGGTTCCATGCGTTCCCGCCTTATCCCTATCCAGACATACAACAATTCGATAATCAGAAAGCATAATTGCTTGTTTTTCACTCATATTTTTACCACCACAAGCACATGCGTTCAATTCTGATAATTGTAAGCTTTTTGCATTAAATTCGCCTTCGCAAACATGCACAATACTGCCTGATGTAGCCCATTTACCCGCCATGTAAATGACATCTTCTTTACCAACACCACACGACTTTGGAGGTCCCAAATAACGAAGTTTTGATTTTTGGCTTATACTGCGGGAATTCCAATAAATAAGCTCGCCAGATTTTCCGTAATAAGGGATCACGATTCTTCCCTTATAAGGTTCTTCCATACAAACATAATAACCATCAATTGGTATTTTTCTGTTTGTAAGATATTCTTCAGATTTCTGTCTATACCAATTATTGGTGCCAAGATCGCTAATTAAATATGATCCAGATGGCAAAGAAAACTTTGATTTTTCAGAATCTTTAGAATCTTCTGAAAGATATGAGGTAGTATCTCCAAGAAATTCATCAATATCTTTTTCTAATTGTGTAATAGTTTTATAACCACAAAGGGTCGATAAAGCTTCTTCTCTTGAACAATTATCAACAAGTCTGACCAATTTGATGAGATCGCCACCTTTATTTGTTTTCCAGCAATGAAATGCTCCAAATTTATATTCTTTTCTTCCACCAGTAGGAGAACACCATAAGTGATGTTTATCATCTGATGTAAAGATGCTGTTAATCTTTATTTCTTTATCTGTGACAACAACATCTTTAAATCTTGATTCTGCCCATTCAACAAATTTGTCAAAGTTTATTGCCATGAGTTGACCTTTTGACTTAGAATTACTTGAGGTAAAAACACATGAACATTGAACATATTTCCGTTTCGAGAAAACAATGCTTTGATACTTGCAAAGCACAATACAAATATCGCTATCATTTGAAGATTGTATCAGAAGAACCAACTGCAGACCACTTCACTTATGGAAAAATTGTCCATAAAGTTGCAGAAAATTATGTTGAAGAAAAAGGAAAAAGAGAAATTTCAGAAATTGCTTCTGATGTTTTGAATGGAAAAATATTTTTAGAAGGAACTACTAAATCTCCTCCATTGCCAGTTCAATATACAGAAAAATTACCTGTTCATTTGAAAAACATTAAAGTTTTAACAGATCGAATTGGATTTGATGGAGAACTAGAATGGGAATTCAATTATGATCTTGATAATCCAAACAAAAGAATGATTAAAGGATTTATTGATCGATTGATCATTCGTGGAGATAAATATTTCATTCTTGATTATAAAACAACAAAAAAAGGTCCATGGAGAAAAACAAAAGGAAATATTGGAAAAGATTTGCAATTACGATGTTATGGAAGAATTATTCAAAAGCATTTTGGAGCAAAAGCCGAAAACATTATGGCAGCTTTGTATTATCTCGAAGGACCAAATTTAATTTCGACTGGATTTACTCAAGAATCTCTAGATTCTGCAGGAACAGAGCTTTTAAATACCTATAAGGAAATTTATGCCATGAATCCAAACGATGCAATTGGAACAACTGGAAATCATTGTAGATTTTGTGATTATAAAAATACTTGCCCTTATTTTGACAAGCTCTAATTAGGAATCAAAATATAATTTTCATCATATTTTTGATGCCAAATGCTACGATCAATAATTTTTATTTTCTTTGCTATATCAGAACCCGGTTTTATTTTTAAAAGAAAATCATAGCCATTTCCAGAATATACCTCATGTATAACACTTAATGGAGTGAAATATCCTTCTCCAGAACCATCAATATTAGATGTGGCTACACATGTGGCAAGATATAATTTGTCATCCATTAAGCCACCACCACTTCTTCCGGGTCGTGGACTATTCTTTATTGTTGTTAGGCTTTTGTTAAATAGACCGACTATTTGAACTTCATAATGTGCAACTTCATCTCCTCCATCGCAACCAATACTATGCATTATTTTTCCTTCTTTATATTTATAATCAATTGGTGCGATTGGGAAAAAATTTGGTCTCCAATCAGGTTCAAAAGTTACTAAAGCGGTATCTGCATCTGAGATATAAGAATAAAAAATTACTTTAGCATTATATGTCTTCGGTTCTGCCAATTTTATATCATTTTGATACCATGTCAAAATTTTACAAGTTAAATTCTTTTTTTTGCCTTCTTCAGCCGACATTGTTCCACGATTCCATAAATGTCCACATGTCGCAACATAAGCTATATTTTTTACATTGTCATAGTAGACAATAGTTCCAGATCCAGATCCTCCAGATACTGCAATTTTTACTGATGGTGCTAACCATTTGCGAAATTCTATGCCCCTTTGTTCGATTGGAGCAGAACCATGGTAATTTACTACTGGTTGAAAAATTGGCATTTCTGCCACAGATTTATTTGGTATTTCGCTGGCTTCAGCAAAATTAGAAAATAAAAATACAACCATCATAAAAAGAAATGTAATTATTTTTTTCATTATTCCTCTTTTAATGTAATACTAATTTTATATAGGTCTATCAATGCTAACTCTAACGGTATCACACAATATCTTTTTGACAAAAAAACAAAGATATGAATTATCTGTTGTAGAATCGACCTTAGAGGTAATTGGAATTTCATTTCCAGTTTGGTTTTATAAAGGTAAAACTTCAGAACCTGCAAAGGAAGTATTTTGTAAATATATTTTGAGTATTAATGACAAAAAAAAAGCAATCAGCAAATATTCTGAAGGATATATTATAAATCTTCCAAAATATCTTGATAAAATATCCATGCCTATTTTCGACACTTTAAAAGACGAAAAAGATGGAGGCAGACAAATGCTTCAATATAAAGAATATAGCTCATCAAAAATAAAATCTATCAGATACAATGTCGTTCATATTGTTGAAATATATGACGATAGCGTTTTATTAGATTCGATTATTTAAGGGCAATCTCTAAGTGACAATGTCATTCTTAGACTTAATGTATCGCCAGAGTTCAAAGTCGCTGGAGAACTTAGGGAAACACTGGATATTAAATTTCCAGAGTTATCAGAAGCATCAGTTAAAAACAAATTACTAACAGGTCCATATGAATCAGTTGCATTGAAAGATACAATATTCGTAACTGCTTTGTGCAAAGAAGTGCCTATTGATATATTCCATCCACTATTTACCGTAGAAGATGAACTTATTTGCTGTCTGATATAGCCACTACCAGATGGCTCATCTATAATGTCTTCCATGGTATCTGCATATGCCAATTCGGTTCTACTATCCAAACCAAGATAATAATATTCTGGTGGCATTGATCCATCATTATAAAATAGCGTTTGAAGTATCATGGATTCACCATCAGAATGAAGAATGTTATATAAATTCTTATCTTCCCAAATCACTTCATTGTTGCGTATAATTTTAACTTCAACAATTTTCATTATACCATTCCAGTTTTCTTTCATAATTCTCCTAATCAATTAGAGTCATTTCTTCATTATCATTCTGAGTATTTGTAGTTGTAAAATTTTGCAACTTTTTATTTTCAAATTCTATAAGTTTATCTATTTGATTCACCATCTTCTTTGCAACCTCAGGATTCATAATTCTTCCATTATTTAAAATCCAATTATTGGATGACTCAAGAGTATTAGATTTTCTTCTAATTTCTTTGTTCTCTCTTTGTTCAATAAAAGACAATGCTGCACTAAGATGGAACATGGCTTCGCTTAAATCATAATGACTTCTTACATCAGACATAACCTTTGCAATATTTTCTTTTATTTGTTTGTAATTTTTTTTCATTGTTCTTCCAATTTTATGTAACGAATTGGTGCCGAATCATCAATCAATCTATAACTTCCAAATTCAAATCTTGTGTGTTTGTTTTTTACTTTTATTTTCCAAATATCATAATTCTCTGACACAATAGGTTTGTTTGTTTCAAACGAATATTTGAATGCTGTGTAATATTTTCCCAAATACATCCTTCTAATAGATTCTTGAATTCTATTTCTTTCTGATTTTTTTGTGACAAAATATAATTCTTTATATTTATCATTGTATTCATTAAGAGTTTTTTGAATAACCTTCATATCTGAATGAATATCAGATTCATTTAAAGATTCGAGATTAAATGAATAATCTTCAAATGTAACTTTAAAACTTTCATTTTCTGTATTTAATTCAAAAACTGTATCTGATTTTGGTTTAATTTTAATCCATGAAGATTTAATATAATCATCCGCATCACTTAAGATATCAGAAATAAACTTGGAAGTTTCCAGAACAGATTCGCACTTATAATTAGTCACAATATCTATATCATCCAAAGTAACATCTGAATCTAACAAAGCAAAAGATCTAATATTTGCTATTCTTTTTTGTATTTTTTCAATTGTTTCATTTTTATTATTTTTAGACCATTCTAAGAATTTAATGTATTCATCATTATGCTTTGTAATATCTTGCATACTTACATAAAATAAAATTTCATTCTTTTTTGGATAATCAATATAATTCAAACATCTAGACAATTGTTCTAGATTAAGAAAAATATCATATAATTTTTTTCTATCTTTCAATACCAACAAATCAGTTCTTGTGACATCTTCATATTCATTGATATCAACAGATATTGTTGGCTTTTTTAACTTTTCTTTTATGAAATCTTTAATTGACATTTATTACCACCCAAATTCCTTTAGCAAATTATTATGCCTTCTTCTAAACTGCATTGATTCAGAATTCAGAATATCATCATTATCATCGAACAGGCTATCTCTTCCCATAGATAATATATCTTCTGGCTTGCCGTCTAACAATTCTCTTTTTATTTCTTCATATATTTCATTATTTATCTTAGCACCAACTTTGTCTCCATCTATATTAGCTCCCAATGGAATATCTTGACCAAGACTATCACGAACATATAAAGCTAAACACATAGATATGATGGCATCATCATGTCTTCCCTTTTGTGCCTGTGCTTTCTTTGTAACTGCATTATATTCAAAAGTTCCTAATTCATGAGTGAATCTGATGCTGTTGATTCTAATACTTCGATTTATTAGCTTGTTTTGCAATGATTCTAAAAATAATGGTCTATTGACTTGTCCCATTTTAATTCCCGGCTTTGGATTTCCTTTTTTAGACTCAAAGTATAAGTTATCGTAGTACAAGTGATTCTGTAATGTATTTAAAACTGCTATTCCTGCTCCCATATTTTCTACTACCAACAAAGCATTATTATAAAATGTAGAAATTTCACGAAGTATTTGGGCAAAAACATTTGGAGAAATAGTGTTGCTGTAAAATTCGGCAATTTGCTCACATGTAATTTGATCTATAACTTGAAAACAACTATTGTCGTTATTCTCTCCTTGTCCTTCGGCACAATCTGCACCAATTATATATTCTCTGCCCTCAACAGGCTCTTTCCATATCCATAATGCACCTTTGTAGTTTTCAGATTCCACTGTCGCTGCATGACCTATTCGGTTGCACCAATTTGGAAAAAGTTTTTTGCTTGGGTTATTATTGATTGTCATTTCGGTTAATTCACGAACAATTTTAGATGAAAAGTAAGTTTCTCCACTACCTAAAAATTCACGCAAAACTTCTTGTAAAAAACCCTTTTCTCCAAGCTGTGCCTTTTGTTCAGCTATCCATTTAGGATCATTATAATCTGGATGCTCCCAATAGTCTAAATCAATAACATGGAATAAATTTCTTTTTTCTTTTGCTTCAATGTAAGTTTGATAATACCAGTTTCCAATACCATTCACAGTTGAAACTAAAGCACAATTACCACCAGTTGATAAAACTGGCCACATAGCTTTCCAATGCTTGTCCATATCTTCAATAAATGCAACTTCGTCAATAATCAAGAATGTAACTGATTTTCCACGGGCAGCTTGAGGCGAGTAAAATTTCACAGAACTTCCAGTTTCCGTAAACATTTTCAAATGGTCATTCCATTTGCCGTCTTTCTTTGGCTTCAACCAAAGTGGCAAATTTTCAACCGCCCTATCAATCATCATTCCTATATCTGTGGCTTCACGATCAGTTTTAGACAGAAGCATGATTTGTTGATCAGTTTGAAATAGACACTTCCACATACCCCACAATAATGTAACTGTAGTAAGACCACCTTGACGGAATTTAGAAATAATGTTGAAGCGATGGTTTTCGTAATCGTTTATAACTTTATGCTGGTATTTAAACATAATAAATGGAATAAGACCTTTAGTCGGATGCAAAATCCTAACATATTTGTGACAAAAGTAAGAAAAGCTATGAACGCATTTTATAATTTCAAGTTGTCTTTTTTGTGGATCATATGTTTCAAGGAACTCAAGAGGTTCATCAGGATCTATTTCTAATTGGTATTTGTCAAATTTGAAATAAGTGGAATCATAAGTTTTATTGTAATATTCTTTTAGAGATTTATGCTTATTCCTCCACACCGAATCGGCAAGATTTTTTAAATATACGGGTGTACTCATAAGTTTTCCTGTTTTGTAAACTAACTTAAAATATATAGATTTTCGCAAAATTATTTGGAGTATAAATTAAAATCATGAAAAAGTTACAAATTATTGTTTTGGCATTGGGATTTATGTGTCTAGTCGCTTATGTATCAAAACAAACAAAATATGACTCAATTGATCGATTAGAAGTCGAACCAAAAAAACAATTTGATTCTTTGCAAACCGCCTTAGAAAAAATAAATTCTGATTCTGCCAAAAAAACAGTTGAATATTTAGCGTCAGACGAATTGGAAGGCAGAATGAGTGGTAAAAAAGGTAATGTATTGGCAGCAGAATTTATCAAAAATAAATTTGATGAATTAGGATATAACACACAATATCAGAAGTTTAAAATTAGAAGATTAAATTCTGGTCCTAAAAATGAAATTGGCGATGACTTCACACAAAATGTTTGTGCTTGGCGTATCGGCAAAGATGAAAATAGAAAAAAAGAAATTGTTGTCGTTGGCGCACATATGGATCATATTGGCTATGGACCAAAAATGAGCATGGCTCCAAATAAAATTAAAATTCATCCCGGAGCAGATGATAACGCATCGGGAACTGCAGCCCTACTTGAAATCGCCAAAGGCTTTTCAAACATGAATAATAAAAGAACTATTTTATTCATTGCTTTTTCAGCGGAAGAAATGGGTCTTTTGGGCAGCGAATTCTATGTTGAAAATCCAATCCTTCCTGCAAATGACCCAAATATTAAGAGCCATATATTCATGCTGAATATGGATATGGTTGGCTATTTAACTAAGGGAAAGATTAAAACATCTTTTGAAAATCAAGAGAGTTCTATAAACATTACAAAATATATTGGAGAATTAAGTGATAAGTATTCATTTGCAAAAAACATAACAACTAGAAGTGGTGGCGGTAGTGATCATGCTGTTTTTTATAACAAAAGAGTGCCTATTGCATTCTTACATACTGGCGGTCACAACTATTATCATACTCCACTGGATACGCCAGATAAATTGAACTATGATGGTATTGAAAAGATTTCTAAATATGCTTTAGAATTAGTTTGGAAGGTATGCGAAGAAGAAAGAACTCCAGTCTTTAACAATAGTGGTTTTAGACCAGTTCCTACAGATCATGACCATGGAATTAAAAAATTTAATTAGGAGAAACCTATGACTATTAATGAACTTATTGTAAATTTGCAAAAAGACCTAAGAAATGAACTTACACATCTGCATTTTTATTTGCAGAGTGCTGCCCTAGTTCAAGGTCTTCATGCAAAAGAATATAAAGAATATTTTTTAGAAGAAGCAGCTAAAGAAATGAGACATGTATCAGAATTTTCAGATATGTTGATTGGTCTTAATGCAGATATTACAAATCAACCAAATTTTGAAAAATTGCCATTTTTGAAAAATGTACGACATATCGTTGAACATGCCTTGACACTTGAGGAAGAAGTAGTGTCAAATTATAGCACAAGAATTCACGAAGCTGAATCACTTGGAACGGTCGATGGTGATTGGGTTCATATTTTCTTAGAAAAGCAAATAGAAGATAGCCGACATGATGTCGATGAACTGAAGCAAATTGTTAGAGGTTTAAAGGAAGGATATCCATGAGTAGTCTTCGAAGAATAAAATATGTTTCAAATATACCAAAATACAAAAAATTTGCAATTAAATTAGATTGCGGTCATAGATATATATTCGATCACAGTATAACTAAAATGTATGATTTGCCTTTACTGCTTCCATGTAAGATTTGCTTTAACTCGCATAAATAATTTAAGTTTATAATTTGAAATAAGAGGTAAGATGTCATTCTTTCAAAATGTTTTCAATCAAGAGTATCAAGGCTATTTAAATACGGGTAGTGATCGTCAATATAGTTTGACATTCAAAATACCAGCAAATCAAAACTCACAAGATTATCAATTTGCTTATAACGCAGAACCTTATGATCTTTCTGTAAATAATACTTTAACAATAAATTATGCTTGGGATACTGAGTATAAAAATTGGGCTTCCCTTGCAATTAATATTGCTGGTGTATCTCCAGCAGCAACAACAGCAACAGAAATAGTTGCTCTTTTGAATTCAAATGCGACATTTTCTGGCATGTACATTGCTAAGGTTGTAAAGAATTTTAACGCAAGTCATGTTCTTATTACATCAAAGACTCAAAGAGCCAAACAAATCATTAAAATGTATGTGTTGAATTCATCTGCGGAATCTGCCTTAAAATTCAACAAGAAAGCCAATGTAGCCGAACTTCCAAGCTACTTCGAGAGAGACACAATAGCGAATCGTTTTAATTACGAACCAGCGAACAACCATCTTATCAAGCTCGATCCGGAAAATGAGGTCGATGCAGCTATCATCACGGCAGCTGGATTTGATCCAGATAGCCCAAAAGCAGATTGGGAACTGTTGCGTGGTCGTGCTTCTGGCATATACACATTCAAGAAACAAACCGTAGACGAAGAAGGAAGAATTGTCGAGATAATCGAATATCCAGCAGGTGCATTGGTTGGTGATCTAGCCAGAAAGACCATCTACACCTTCACCGACACAAATACCGAACCTGATGAAATTTTCCAGATACCACATGTTCTCACATCTGGTGACTTGATCACGCCTCCTGCACCTCTTGTAACACCAATTATTGGAACAGTATGGGGCGTTGGGAGCAATGGTAACGGAGAACTTGCTGATAATACAACAAGTGATAGATCATCTCCAGTTCAAACAATCGCTGGTGGTAGCAATTGGGTTGAAATCAATTGTGGCTACTACAATATCGCTGGTTTGAAAGATGATGGAACACTTTGGACTTGGGGTCAAAATGAACAAGGTGGCTTGGGAGATAACACAACTGTTGATAAATCATCACCAGTTCAAACAATTGCTGGCGGAACTGATTGGAAAACAATGGTGGTCGGAACCTACTACGAACATTGTGCTGCGATAAAGACTGATGGCACATTATGGCTTTGGGGTCATAATGAATATGGGGAAATCGGTGATGAAACAACTGTTGACAAATCATCACCAGTACAAACCATAGCTGGCGGAACTGACTGGAAACAGATTGCGTCTGGTGGCAACCACACGGCAGCAATAAAGAACGATGGAACTCTTTGGATGTGGGGTAGGAATGGTGATGGGGATGGTGATGACTATGGTCAACTTGGCGACAATACGATTATAAATAAATCATCACCAGTACAGACGATATGTGGCGGAACTGACTGGAAATCCGTTTCTTGTGGAGAAAAATTTACCGCAGCAATAAAGAACAATGGAACATGTTGGACTTGGGGCGAG